CAAGCAACAATACTTGAAAAAATTCTGAATTTAGTTAAAAATCACACAACAATAAACGGTGATTTATCAAGTAATGACGCAACTCAATCATATGAGGAAAGATCGCAAACAGACTTAAAATTCTTCACAACATTGATGACAAGACTAAATGAAGACTGGACAAATCAACATTCAGAGGCATTTGTCAATCTCAATGGAGTAACTCTACAATCCTTAAGTTTCTACGAATATAAGGATATGCAATTCCTATTATACGGCAAACAAGGAACAGGATCGCCAGATACCACAATAGGAAATACACACAGAAATACCGAAAGAATGAGATGGTTATTAACACAAGTTTGTGGTCTCAAAGAAATAATCTTAGAAAAAGATTATACACAAGCAGGAGATTATGGTATAATCGTATTAGGTGATGACTTTTTGTTAGTAATAAACAAAGACAAAATCAAAATAGTCCAAGAGAAATGGAACTACGTTTACGCTAAGGAAAGACACGAGAAACAAGGTTTAGGTCACTGGTATAAAGATTCAATTAAGAGTGACTTTATGGAATTCTGTTCTCGAGATGCAATTTTAAGGCCTGATGGATCTGTAAGATGGTTAAGACGCCTTAAAAGATTCTTGGTAACAACACCCTTCACACAATCTGTGAAGTCAAATGGAAATAGGTTGGACATAGAAGACTATGAACTAAGAAAACTGGCGTATGCTGAAGGAGTAGGAATTTTGAGATGGGCCAAGAATATACCATTATTTGAAAAATATGGCAAAACACTAATCAGGTTGGGTGCAGAAACAGACCCAGAATTTATACACAAGGTTCTTTGGGAAAGATGGGAAAGGAGAAACATCGGAGAAGTATTTGATATCCGACCAGAAGATTATGACTTAACTTTAACACTTTGGGAAGATCAATACAACATATCAAGGGCAGCAATTAAAGAAGTAGAATATGCACTTGATAAATGTGAATCACTACATGATCAGATTGTTTCAGAAGACATACAAAAACTGTTTAAGAAGTCAGACTTAACAAGGTATAGGGAGTATTCACAGGAATTGGATACACTATACCAAGATGCTGATATGGTTCATATTTAAAAGATTTTATAATGGGGGGCTTGGAAGATATGGGCGAAATGTCAATGTAGCAGCAGCAAGCTAACACCTTGCATCAACTAACAAACTGGCTGGCAACTTTGGC